CTCGCGCTATGGGCCTGCGCGCGCTGATCGACACCCAGACCGGGCCGCATAAGACCCTGTCGAATGTCCCGGTGCAGGGCGTCGTCGGCCTCACCAGCGATATCCATTGGGATATTGAGGATGCGAACAGCGAAGCCGGGCTGCTCAATGCCAAGGAAGTCACGGCATTGGTCCGCACGGACAGCGGCTATCGCTTCTGGGGCAACCGCACCACGGCGCTGGCTGACAGCCTCTTCGCCTTTGAAAGCACGGTCCGCGTCGCGCAGCTGCTCGCCGACACGATCGTCAACGGCATGATCTGGGCGATCGACAAGCCCCTGACCCCCGCGCTCGCCAAGGACATCATCGAAACCATCAACGGCTTCTTCCGCCAGTTAAAGGCGCAGGGGATCATCCTCGGCGCAAACGCATGGTTCGATGAGGCGAACAACAGCACGGCCAGCCTCAAGGCGGGCAAGCTGCGCATCGACTATGACTACACCGTGCCGCCGCCGCTGGAAGATCTGGGCTTCAACCAGCGCATCACGGACAGCTACTTCGCCGACTTTGCGAGCCAGCTGAACGAGACGGTCTGATCCAGCCCCTTTCATCCCTTCAATCATAGGAGCCAGCGATGGGACTGCCCCGCACCCTCAAGAACATGAACCTCTACAATGAAGGCATCGGCTACGGCAGTGAGGTCAACACCGTCACGCTGCCGACCCTGACCCGCAAGCTGGAAGAATATCGTGGCGGCGGCATGAACGCCCCGCTCCAGCTGGATATGGGGATGGAGGCGATGGAACTGTCGTTCAGCGGCCCCGGCCCGCTGCGGGACGTCCTGCAGCAGTGGGGCGTCAACACGGTGGACGGCGTCTATCTTCGCTTCACCGGCAGCTACCAGAAGGACGACAGCGCGGCGATCGACACCGTCGAGGTCATCGTGCGCGGTCGCTATTCCGAGATCGAGATGGGCGATCAGGAGATGGGCGAAGTCGGCGAGTTCGCTGCCACCATGGCGCTGGCCTATTACAAGCTGGTCTGGAACGGGCGGACGGAAATCGAGATCGACCCCATCAACATGGTCGAGATCGTGGGCGGCGTGGACCGCACCGCCGAACTGCGCGCCTCTGCTGGCATGTTCTGATCCCTGCGGCCCGGCGCGCGTCGTCGGGCCGTCCTTTCCCTGAAATCTGGAGAGTATCATGAGCGAACCCACTGCCCCCGTTTTCCGCACCGTCACGCTCGACACGCCGGTCGTGCGCGGCGAAACCACCATTGAGGAAGTGCAGCTGCGCAAGCCCCGTTCCGGCGAACTGCGCGGCCTGTCGCTGGTCGATCTGGGTCAGCTGAAGGTGGACAGCCTCACCAAGATCCTGCCGCGCATCACCGTGCCCCCACTGACCGAAGCCGAAGTCGGCAATATGGAACCGGCGGACCTGCTGGCCTGCGGTGCGGAGATCGGCGGTTTTTTGCTGCAGAGGTCGCAGCGTGCGGCTGTCCTCGATCAGTAGATGACGCGATGGCGGACGTGGCGATCATCTTCCATTGGTCGCCCGCCGTCATGGACAGCATGGACCTGTCCGAACTGATGGGATGGCGCGAGCAGGCCGCCCGTCGATCCAAATCCCCTGAAAAGCCCGGAAAGCGATAATGGCGGACAAGAACCTTCGGCTGCAGATCATCCTTGAGGCGCTGGACAGGGTCACAGCACCCCTCAAATCGATCACCGGCGCGTCGTCCGCCGCGCGCCGGGATCTGGCAAAGACGCAAGATGAACTGAAGGCGCTTGGTGCCCTGCAGAAGCAGGTCGGCAGCTACAAGTCCGCGGAATCGCGCTTCGCAAGCGACACGCGCCAGTACCAGGAGCAGCAGGCCAAGCTGGCGCAGCTGCGCGCCCAGCTGGAGGCGACTGAAAAGCCGACAAAGAAGCTGCGCATGGAATTTGAGCGGGCGGAAAAGCAGTCAGCGCAGCTGGCGGCGCGTCTCGATCTGGGTGGCGCGGAACTGCAGCAGCTGTCGGCCAAACTGTCCGCCGCCGGTGTCGATGTCATGGATCTGGCCGGGCATGAGGACCGTCTCGCCAATCGCACCGCCGAGGCGAACCGCGCGCTCAAGCAACAGACGGCGCAGCTGGAGAAGGTCGCCCAGGCCAATCGCAATTCGGATAAGCTGAATGAGGTCAGCCAGAAGGCGACAGGCGTTGGGCTTGGCATGGTCGCTGCTGGCGTCGCCGCCGGTGCGCCTGTCGTTGGCGCGGTTAAGCAGGCGATGTCGCTGGAAAGCGCTATGGCGGACGTCCGCAAGGTGACTAACATGACGTCGCCTCAGATCAATCAGATGTCCTCTGATTTCATGGACATGAGCGAGCGCATACCCATGGCGGCAAAAGAACTGGCGGCGATAGCCGCTGCTGCTGGCGCCGCCGGAGTAGGCATGGACAAGATGGGCCGCCCGATGGCGGACCAGCGTCAGCAGCTGCTACAATTCACAAACGATGCCGCCGAAATGGGGGTTGCATTCGATATGTCGGCGGATGTGGCGGGTGAGACGATGGCGAAATGGCGCACTGCCTTCGAACTGCCGCAGGCGGGCGTGGTGGCGCTCGGCGACCGGGTCAACGCACTCACCAACAAATTCGGCGGCAAGGCAGCGAATGTCACCGACATCATCACCCGCATTGGTCCATTGGGCAAGGTGGCGGGCCTCGCCGCACCCCAGATCGCTGCCCTTGGTTCCACCCTCGATTCCATCGGCGTCCCCAGCGAGATCGCTGCTACCGGCATCAAGAATACGATGAAGGCGCTCGGCTCCGGGGATTCCGCCACGAAGTCGCAGCAGGGCGCGTTCAAGGCGTTGGGACTTGATGCCGTCGAAATGTCAAAGCGCATGCAGAAGGACGCCAGCGGCGCGATTGTCGATGTCATGGAGCGCATTGGGAAGCTCGACGATTACAAGCGGCAGTCTATCCTCACCGAACTGTTCGGTTCTGAGAGCGTGGCCGCGATTGCGCCAATGCTCACCAACCTCGACGGGCTGAAGGCGCGGCTCGCATTGGTTGGTGATCAGGCGGCAGTGGCAGGATCGATGCACGCCGAATTCCTCAACCGCGTTGCGACCAGCGAAGGCGCGACCGGCCTTGCCGGTAATGCCCTGTCCAACCTCAACATCACCATGGGCAAGGCATTGCTTCCCACCGTCGTCGCCGTGTCTGAAAAGGTGCGAGCGGCGACGAGCGCCTTTCGCAATTGGGCAGACGCCAATCCGGTCCTCGCAAAAGGCATCATGATCTTCATGGGTGCTGGCGCTGCGCTGCTGATCTTGCTGGGCGGGCTGGCGCTGGCCTTTGCAGCCCTCACCGCTGCCGCAGCACCGCTGGGCATTGCGCTCGGGCCGCTGCTGTTGATCGTTGCGGCAATCGCCGCCGTGGCCGCTGCGGTTTATCTGATCTACGACAATTGGGGCGCAATCGTAGGCTGGCTGTCCGGCATATGGGAATCAATCAAGTCCGGCGCGATGGCATGGATTGAAGGGCTTGTGTCGATCTTCCTCACCTTCACGCCGCTCGGCCTCCTAATCCGCGCATTCATGCCCGCGCTCGCCTATCTGCGGTCGCTCAACTTCACCGAGATCGGGCGGAACCTGATCCAAGGGCTGATCAATGGTGTGACCGGCATGCTCGGCGCGCTTAAATCCACGATCGTCGGGGCGGCCAGTTCGGTCGCCAACTGGTTCAAGGCGAAGCTGGGCATCCATTCGCCCTCCCGCGTCTTCGCCGGGCTGGGCGGCTTTGTTATGGCCGGGCTGGATCAGGGCCTTGCCAGCAACACCAGCGGCCCGCTCGATCGCATCGCCGAACTTTCGGACCGGATGACAACGGGCTTTTCCGCCAGCCCTGTGATTCCGCGCATCATGGACCTGTCCGGGCAGATGGCGAGGGCGATCGGCGTCGGCACCGCTGGGGCGGCCATGGCGGTCGCGACTCCCGCTGCGGCTCATCAGCCCAGCAGCAGCCCTGCCGCCGCTGCCGTGCAGAACCACTACACCATTCAGGTCACCGTGACAGGCGGCGCGCAGGGGCAGGAAATCGCCGATCAGGTCCGCGAAGCGATCGAGCAGATCGAGCGCGAGCGGCGCGGACGCGGCTTCAGCGATCAATAAGGAGGGCACCACATGCACTTGATGGCGCTGGGCATGTTCCTGTTCGAAATCGGAACGCTGGCCCATGATGAAATGCAGCGGAAGACGGACTGGCAACATGCGCGCTCCCAGCGCGTCGGCGCGCGGGACGCGACGCAGTTTACTGGCGTCGGGGACGAGACGATCAGCCTTTCCGGTGCGACCTATGCCGAGATCACGGACGGGCGCGTCTCGCTCGATGACCTGCGGACCATGGCGGATGATGGCGAGGCGCTGCCCTTGGTCGATGGCAGCGGCACGGTCTATGGCAATTTCGTCATCACTGCGATCGATGAGCGCCATGCCTTCCTGATGTCCGATGGTCGCCCCCGTCGCATCGACTTCGGCATAGATCTGCTGCGCGTGGATGATCCGGCGGCGGCGAATAATGCCCAGGCGTCGGCATGAGCGAGAAGATCAACAACATCGCGGACTGGCGCGTGACGCTGGACGGCAAGGATCTGTCGGACCGGCTGCGCCCGCGTCTCGTATCCCTCTCCCTGTCAGAAAAGCGCGGCGACGAAGCTGACCAGTTGGATATCGTGTTGAACGATACAGACGGCATGCTGGGGATCCCGAAGGAAGGCGCGGTGCTGAAGGTGCAGCTGGGCTGGAAACAGGGCGTGGACGTCGCAACGGGGCTGATCGACAAGGGCAGTTTCAAGGTGGACGACGTATCGCACAGCGGGCCGCCCGATCAAATCACGATCAAGGCCCGCGCCGCCGACTTCACCAGCAAGATCCGCAACCGCCGCGAGCAGAGCTGGAAGAACACGACGCTGGGCGCGGTGCTGAAAGACGTTGCGGGTCGCAACGGCCTGACGCTGAAAGTCGCGTCGGATCTGTCGTCGATCGCACTCCCTTCGATCAGCCAGAGCCGGGAAAGCGACATCGCTTTCCTCAAGCGCCTTGGCCGCGAGCATGACGCCGTGGCGACCATCAAGGACAAACATCTGATCTTCGCACGCAAAGGCGCGGGGAGAACGACGAGCGGCAAGGCGATGCCGACGCTGACTGTTCGCCGCTCCGATGGCGACCGTCATAATTGGCAGCGGCAGAAGCGGGACGGTCAGGAAGGCGTGACGGCCAGCTGGCACGACAAGAAGGGCGCGAAGCGCAAGACCTTCACAGTCGGGAAGGAAGACGGCGCGAAGAAGCTGCGGAAAGTCTATCCTGATGAGGCATCGGCAAAGCGCGCGGCTATCGCCGAACGCGACCGGCTGAAGCGCGCCCCTGCCACGCTGGACATGAAGCTGGCGCTGGGCCGCGCCGATGCCATCCCCGAAGCGCGCGTGAAGGTGAGCGGCTACAAGGATGAAATCGACGCCACCACATGGCTGATTTCGGAAGTGACGCACCGGCTCGACAAGTCGGGCGGCTTCACCACCGATGTGAAGATGGAGACGGCCCCCTGATCAGATCAGGAAGCCGCCCAACAGCAGCACCGTGAAAGCCCACAGCGGCACCCATATCCACAAGTTGTCGCTTCGATAGTTCCAGAAGCGAGACAACAGGCGGAAGAGCGGCGTCATAACAGGTAACAAGTCGCTTGGTCACTCACCCAGTGACGTAACCCGCGCATCGCAGGTTTCGCCATTGACCACGCCCATTGCTACTTGCCTGTTCATGCCGCCAAATCCATTGCGAGCGCCATATTCCATGATGAGCAAATGCTCGCCCTTCTTGTCAATCTTACCGATCCGGGTCTCGTAATGCTTGAAGCTGTCCGGATCACGCAGGCGGCCTTCGACCTCCGTGACCATGCTCCGGTTCGATCCATCCCATGAACTAAGGCAGTGCAGGCCCGATGCCCGTTCAGCGGCCTTCTTCTGAGCCGCTTCTGATGCGATAATCGCCTGACGCTGCTCCTCGGCTTTGGCTTCCTTCTGGGACCGCTCCGCATCGGCCTTGGCTTCAACTTTCGCCGCCGCTTCCCGTTTCAGTCGCTCGGTCTTCTGTTCTGCCGTTTCGGGCATCGACGCGCCGAATGCACCAAAGGCAACGACCGATATAACTGTGCCGGTCCAGAAAGCCCGCTTGCCCGTCAGTCCCAATTCAGATCGCTTCTGCCGTGCCCAATTGATCGGGACAACTGCTGCGAGCGCCGCCAAGATCAGGACCAGTGCAACAATCGCCCCCTGACTTGCCGCGCCGATAGCCATCGGCACGAGCATCAAACACCATGCCCAAGCCAGCACCTTCAAGAATATCGCCATACCACCCCCGTTTGGATCACTTAATCGTCAGGCCAGATCTCATCAGGATAGAAATCCGGTTCTGTAGGACTACCGCGATCCACATTTTCATCATGATCTTCAAGCATTGCGTCGGTCAGCACCGGATCCTCACCATCGAATGCCACCCGCACCCAGGCACCGAACTGGGCCGAGCGTTGGAAGACGGCCCGAACTTCTGTGCTTGAAAGAAGCGACCGAATTCGCGGCGATCGATCCGCTTTCACATAACCGATTTGCACTTCGCGGCAGGAATAGACCGCAACAGCATGGACGTCGAATTCGTTCTCAGGCTCCGGCACCAGATCCACCGGCTCGCCGGGCATGCACGCATCAATTTCTACGCGCCGGTCAGTTCCATCGGAGTTCTTGTGCGCTACGCCGACGACTGCCAGCGACATGGATGGTAGCGCCACGCCTACATTCTCCTGCCAATCCAAATCACGCGCCCGATGACGCGCAGTTCGTCTTCATAGGCTTCGATCGGCGTCACGTTGGGATTGTCGCTCAGCAAGTGGAACACGCCATTGGCAAGCCTGCGAACGCGCTTGATTGCGACGAGATCGCCATATCCTAACGCCCAGATCCGATCTTGCTTGGTGATGATGCGATCGGACCGGTTCACGATCACATCGTCGTCATCCAAGATAGTCGGCATCATGGAATCGCCGTCGCCCCGCGTCAGGATCACGTCGGACTGAGCGCCCCTAGTAATGCGCTCTAGCCAGTCCGTGCGATACGGCACCATCGTCGTGGATACCGGGCCGTCGACATAGTTGCCGCCCCCAAGTGCAAAATGCAGATCCACCTCGGGAATAAGCGTCATGCCCAGCTGCTCGGCGATCATTTGCGGAGTAGGCACTGGAACCGCCCCCAACGACGGATCGTCAGTTTCACCGGTCAGAAAGTCAGACGTCGTTTGAAGCGCTCGCGCGATCTTATGCATCTGCGACGAGCCTGAGCTTATCCCGGATTCCAGTTTGCCGATCGTCGCTTGAGAGATGCCTGCTTGGCGCGCGAGTTCGGCTTGGGAGAGCCCCATTTCCGCCCTTCGGGCCGCAATACGTTCACCTGTGCGCATGAATCCTAGATATTCCATCGGGAATATTCCGAAACCTTCGATTTGCTATTGACGGTGTTATTCCATTTGGAATAGACGGGGCTATGGCAAACGCACTTACCCCCTTCGAAGCGCTGCAACGGGCACTAGATTGCGCTGGGTCTCAGACGAGGTTCGCGCTCATATGTGGCGTTCGACAGCCCGCCGTTTCAAAGTGGCTTCAGTCCGGCAAGCGGCTCCCTGCCGACTATGTTCTGGCTGTTGAAGCCGCCACCAACGTCTCTCGCCATCTTCTTAGACCCGACATTTATCCTGTGCCCAACGACGCCGAGACCCAAGATCCCGGCGAGGAATGTGGACCAATTCTATCGGGAATAACCAACCCCGTCGCTTGCGATCGGAAGTCGAAAAAGCAACGGAAGGACGTCGCATGATGCGGGCCAACGACAGCATGGCGCGCGAAGGCGGCGCGATCATCGCCGACGCCTTCTTCTCGGTGAATTTGCAGCTGCGGATGCTGAACGCCCTTTTCGACGCGAAGCGCCCCATGAGCGCGAGCGAACTCGAAACCCAGCTGCGCTGCACCCGGCGGGATCTGTGGAACGCGGTCCGCGCGCAGGCCCAGCTGGGCAACATCAAGAAGGGTCAGCCGATTGAACTGACCAATTCCGCCAACATCGCAATCGCCGCTGGGCGGGCCGCAAGCGCCACGCCGCGCGCCGCCTGACCTGAAATTGGCTGGGCGGGGATCGCACCCCCGCCCAACCGATCCGCTTGAAAGGACCAAACGGAATGCTTTCCTTCGAGACACAGGCGATCGGGCGCAATGCGCCGTCGCAGTCTGATCGCGCAGACTGCCCTGAAAATGGGATAGCCGACGCGGCCCGCGCCGAACATTCGGGAAAATGCGCATCATCCATTTGCGCCAGCGAAGCCGCGCCGACCTATTCGTTGCGGGGCCGCTTTGCCGCCCGCCACACCTATGTGGTGCCCAAAGGGCTGACCTTGCGCGACGAACCTGCCCCCGCGCTGCAGCTGCCGCGCTGGTATAGCCTCGCCGCCTTCCTCATCATGAGCAGCGCCACGATCTTCGCCATGTGCGCCATGGGGAGGCCGGGAGCATGAACCTTCGGCCCGGCCAGAAGATGGACGCTCAATCCTGCCGCTACTGCAGGGGCACCGGCACCATCATGATGACGCACGGTTTTGTGCGCGGCTACCGCCAGCGCGTAGGTCGCCGCTGCACCCATGTTGTCGGCGATCCGCTCGGAGAGAACGGGAGTGCGGGAGCATGAAGCGGATCCTTCTCGTCGCCATCTTCGCAGCGACAGGTCCCTATCTCGTAACGGCCTTCCTGCTCGCTGATCTGAACATCGCGCATTGGGACAAGGCAGTCCGTGTGGAGACCCTTCGTGACAGTTTGGCCTTCGCCGTGATCGCCGCTTATTTTTTCTGGTTGGGGAGCGAATGACAGCATGACCAAGGTCCGCGCCCCTCTGACCTTTTCCCTCGCCATCACCACGGCTGTCGGCCTCATTGGCTGGGAACAGGCGGCCAAGATCACGCGCCGGTCCAAGCGGGCGGTCCGCTATTGGAGCGAGAGCGACAAGGCCAGCATGCCGACGCTGGATCAGGCCATCGCCCTCGATCGGGCGTTCATGGAGGCAGGCGGCAGCTTTGCGCCAATCCTCGAAAGCTACGCGCGGCAACTGGACGTCGCGCTGTCGAACACATTGGCATGTCGGGCGGCGCTGGCCGACGACATCGCCCAGGCATCGCTGGAATCGGCGGGCGCGATCAGCAGCAGCATCCATGCGATGCAGCACGGCGCGTCCCCGACAGAGATCCACCACGCCATCAAGGAGACTGAGGAAGCGAGCGGCGCTTACAGCCGCCTGCTGACCCGTCTCAAGTCATTCCTGCCCGGCAATGGTGCCGCGCAGGGAAAACTGGGGGAAAGCTGATGGCGGGACTGCCTCACGTCACTTGTCCGGCCTGCGGGGGCCGTGCCCATTCTCGGGCGATTGGAAAGAACAGCACGCTTTATCGGGAGCTATATTACCGCTGCCGCAATCCCGATGCGTGCGGACATGAATTCGTCGTTGAGATGGTGGCGGTGCGAACCACGAAGGTGAGCCGCTTCCCCAATCCGCTGGCGGTGCTGCCTATGACCACATGGCACGCAGCCGCCAACGACCGCGCCGACAACGATAATGGTCCGCCCAGCGAGCCTGCCGATGCCGTGATCAATCAGACATAGCCGCTCGGCTTAGCCGACCTCCCAACGAACGAAGACCAGCCCGGCGCACCCCGCCGCCGGGAACGGCCCCTTATTGCCTGAGAAGCCTTGCCCGATGCGTGAAGATATCCTGCGAGAAGTCACAGCCCGCCTGACGAAAGACTATAATCTCCGCGAGCGTGGCGGCTTCCTGCGCGAGGGGAAGTGCCCCCAATGCAACGACAAAAAGGCGCTTTGGACGCCCGCAGGCCATCCTTGGGTGCTGCGCTGCGGACGGGTCGAGAAATGCGGATGGGAAGGCGAGACCAAGTCGCTCTACCCGGAGATTTTTGACGACTGGTCGAAGCGCTACAAGGCCACCAAGCAGAACCCCAACGCTGCCGCCGACGCTTATCTGATCGCCGCGCGCGGCCTCGACATTGCCCCGCTCAAGGGCGCCTATTCGCAGGAGTGGTATCAGGATCCCGAACTCAACATCGGGTCGGCCACCGTGCGATTCCCGATGCCCGGCGGCGGCTATTGGCAGCGGCTGATAGATCAGGCCCACCGCTTCGGCGACAAAAAGGCCACTTTTTCCTACGGCGGCGGCTATCGCGGGCAGGTTTGGACCTATCCCGGCGACACCATCGAAACGCTGGCCCGCGCCAAGGAAATCTGGATCGCAGAAGGCATCTTCGACGCCATCGCCCTGCGGCAAAACGACATCGTCGCGGTGTCGGCCATGTCCTGCAACAATTACCCCAAGCTGTTCCTGGCTGATCTGCGCAAGGCCATCGGCGATGATCCCGAAGCCGGGGCTGGGCCGCGCCTGATCTTCGCCTATGATCAGGGGGCCGCCGGTGTCGACTATACGATCTCGCATGTCGCGGAAGCGCGCAAGGCTGGCTGGAGCGCAGGCGCAGCGCAGGTCCAGATGGACGGCGAGGGCGAAAAGCGGGACTGGAACGACCTGCACCAAGCCGATCGGCTGCAACCGCAGAACATCGAGCAGTATCTGTGGGCGGGCGACGTCACGATCGCAGGCAGCGCCGATGAGAAGGCGTTCCTGATCTACAAGCGGTTCAAGACCGCATCTTTCCCCCTGATCTTCAACCAGCGCCAGCTGTGGGCGTCCTTCTCGCTGGAGCGGATCGAGAGCATCCTTGAAGGGCTGCGCGAGACTGACCCGGCCATTGCGGCGCTGCCCTATCAGGATCAGTGGGAACAGGCGGCCCGGCAGGCGGCAGACATCACCGAACTGGCGAACTGCACCTTCCGCACCCTGTATTTCCAGAAGGACGCCCACATTGAGGAGGGCGCATATTTCCTCCGCATAGATTTCCCCCGCATGAAGGGACAGCCGCGCCGCGACGCGGTCAAGGCCACCTTCTCCGGCGCGAACCTGTCTGCCGGTGCCGAGTTCAAAAAACGCCTGTCATCGGTCGCCCCCGGCGCGCAGTGGACCGGATCGACGGGCCACCTCGACAAGCTGATGCAGCGCCAGTGGGCCAGCATCCGCATGGTCGAGGCGATCCAGTTCACCGGCTATTCGATCGACCATGAAGCCTATCTGCTCGGCGACATCGGCGTCAGTCAGGGCAAGGTCGAGAAGGTCAACAAGGACGACTATTTCGTCTTCTCCCGCAAGGCGGTGAAGCTGCGCACGGCGGATCGCCTGTTGAAGATCAACTACGACCCAGACCGCCTCGATCTCGATTGGCTGCAGCCGGTCTATGAGGCTTGGGGACCGAAGGGCTATGTGGTCCTGACCTTCTGGGTGCTGTCGCTTTTTGCCGAGCAGGTCCGCGCCGCGCAGGATTCCCTTGGCTTTCTGGAAGTGACCGGCCCTCCCGGCACCGGCAAATCCACGCTGATCGCCTTCCTGTGGAAGCTCATGGGCCGCGTCGGCAACTATGAGGGCTTCGATCCGACCAAAGCGACCAATGCCGGTATCTCCCGCACCTTGGGGCAGGTCGGCAACCTGCCGGTGGTGCTGATCGAGGGCGACCGCAATCAGGATACGCCGCACAGCCGCCGCTTCGAATGGGACGAACTGAAAACCGCCTATAACGGGCGCGCTGTCCGCACCCGCGCCATCGCCAATGGCGGCATGGAAACCTTCGAACCGCCGTTCCGTGGGGCCATCGCCATCGTGCAGAACGACCCCGTCGAGGCGTCCCCGGCGATGCGCGAACGCATCATGGGCCTGACGATCGATAAGGCAGGCTGGGGCGAGCATACCCGCGAGGCCGCCGAAAAGGTGGCGCGCATCGACCGCGACGACGTGTCGGGCTTCATCGTCCACATCGTCCGCAAAGAGGCGGAAATCCTGAAATGCTACCGGGAGCGGTTCGCCCAGCACCGGGACGCGATGCTGAAACAGCGCGGGATCCGTAACAACCGCTTGGCGCTCAATCACGCCCAGCTGGCCGCGATGTTCGACGCCATGCAGATCGTGGTCAACAAGATCCCGAAAGCCGCGGCTGATGCTACCCACGATTTCATCCGGGAAATGCTGACCGACAGGCAGCGCCTGGTCGAACATGACCACCCCCATGTCGAGCTATTCTGGGAGCGGTTCGATTGGATCGCGGCGCAGGAATCCGACACGACGGACCGGCCCATTGATCACAGCCGCACCAACGACGTCTTTGCGATCAATCTTGTGCAGTTCGAGCAGAAATGCGGCGACCTGCGCCTGTCTCTTCCCCCGATGAACGAACTCAAGCGCCTGCTGAAAACCAGCAAGGCCCGGAAATTCCTCGCTCACAAGCCGGTCAATTCCCGCACCGGCAAAACCGTCAACTGCTGGGTCTTCGCACGTCCCGGCGACACCCCCACCGCATGAACAGGAAGGCAATCATGCAGGCTCAATCTGTAACAGATCCCGCGCGTCCGATGCGTATGGCCGCCGTGCCCGATGGCAAGGGCGGCGTCGTTCACCAGTTGGTGCCCGTAACCGCCGAGCCGGTCCGCAAGGGCAAGAAGAAACGGCACGTCCCCGATCCGATCAAGGCCAATCCCGACGCCGCCGCGCAGCAGCTGCGCCAGTTCATCGAGCGGATCGAGAGCATCGACGGCGAGATCGCTGGGATGCAGGACGATCGCGCTGACGTCTTCGCCGAGGCCAAAGCCACCGGCTACAGCAACAAGGCCATGCGGGACATCCTCGCGCGGCGGAAGAAGAACCGAGACGCCCTCATGGAAGAAGAGGCGATCCTCGAAACCTACCTGACCGCGCTGGGGATGGATTGACCATGCCCCGCCGGTCTCAACCCACCCTCCATCCCATCGGCTGCGCCTGTGATTCCTGCGCCCCCGTTGGATCCAGCAGCGGCCGCACCGGACTGGCGATCAGGGGCGCGATCCGCGCGCTTTTCCTGATCGCTGCTCTGTTCGCCATCCCCTTCATCATCGCCCACGCACTGGCCAGCGCCAAGGGAGACAACCGTTGAACATGATCCCCACCTTCGCCCGCTTCACCTTCATCTGCGCGGATTGCGGAACCCAGCACAACAGCCCGAAACAGGACATTCCCAAGGGCTGGACGCTGGTCGCCATGGACTGCTCCGGTGCGCCGTTCGTCCGCTGCCCGGACTGCGCCACCAGTGTCGAACAGGCCCAGCATGATCGCATGACGGACTTCATGACCAACATGCATCCGCCGCAGGTCGCGCCGCCGAGCAGGCTCACGTTGGAGGAACACACGGCGCTGACGTTCTTGGCGGATCGCGCCAGCGCCATGACGGTGCAGGTCGCTAATGCCTGTGGCCTGACCGCTGGAAATCGGTGCATGCCGCAGGCCCGCAACATGCTGCGCCGCCTCGAACGTTGGGGCCATGTCACGCGGGGTGACACTCCTCCGGGCCACTATGCCAGCTGGACCATCACCGGAGCAGGCCGGAAGGCGGTGCAGCCATGACAGCCGCGCCGTGGGCCATGACCACGGATGAGCATTGGGCGGCGATCGTCGCGGTTTGTGAAAGCCGCGACGCCTCATGGGCCGAAGAGATCCGCAAGGCAGGCAATGGCGACAAACGCTGGCGTCTGACGGAGGCCCGCAACGCCGACATGGCGCAGTGGCATATCCTCGCCGTGCTGATCGCTCGCAAATTGGGGATCCCGACGCTGATCCGCGAGGAACTGACCGGCGTAGGACGGCCACCCAATCCGACCGACTGGGAAGGCTGGCTGTCCATCGTCGCCACCACGCGCCGCGCGCTCGACAAGGCCGTCGCCGACACTCCGCATTATCGCAACCTCTACGCCATTTGGCGCTGGGCGCACCTCTATGTGCAGGTCTGGGCGATCCCCCTGCTCGAACTCCGCGCACCCGCCACCCAAGAAAGGACCGCCGCGTGATCGATGATGACCAACTTCTATTCCGCGCGGTAAGGAACGCGCGAGCGCGCGGGCGTCGAGGTTTCCACCCTCGTTGGACCGCAGTAATGGATATGTTCGGACTGGGGAGCACCTACGCGCATCTGTTGTGTATCCGCTTCAATCTAGATCCTGAAGAGATGGTGAGGGCATGAGCGGCGAACTGACTTCGCGCCCGAAGGGCAGCAGCCGCCATCCATGGGATTGGTATGTTGAGGAAAAGTGGGTGACGCATCGCCTGCTCGACATGATCGCCCTGGAATCGGACGTCACCTATCTGGATCCCTGCTGCGGTCAGCTGCATATCCCGGAGGCGCTGACCGAGCGCGGCTTCAATGCGTATGGCACGGATCTGTTCGACCGCGCCGCCGGGCACCGGCTGTTCATGGGCGAACATGACCTGCTCGGCGACCAGCGCCATCTGTTGGAGGCGGGTGGCGGCCTGTCGATTATCTTCAACCCGCCATTCTCTTTCCAGAATGGCCGCCTTGTGCGCGGTCTGGCGGAGAAGTGCATCCGCCGTGCCCTGTCGATCGCCACGCACAAGGTTTGCGCCTTGCTGCCGCTCAAATGGCTCGCCAGCGAAGGCCGCTACCGGCTGTTCACGGACGAGACGCCGATCGGCGTGTGGATCCTGTGCGAACGGCCTTCCATGCCCCCCGGCAACATCATCGAGCAGCTGGGCGACAATGCTTATGATCATGGCAAGATCGACTATATGTGGGTGGTGTGGGACAAACGCCGCGCCCCAATGACTGACTTCCAAGGTCGGCCATTCGCCCCGACCTTCTGGATACCACCCCGCGAGAAGATCGCGGGCACAGCGGAAAGGAAACTGGCGGCATGAGTGGCCCGGTCCTGTTGACGCCGATGGAGGCCGCGAAGCGCCTCCACATCAGCGACAAGACCTTGCGCCGCATTCGCCAGCAAGGTCATATCCGTTACGTCGCCCTAACAGAGCGCAAGATTCGCTATCGACCGGAGGATTGCGACGCCTATCTGGCGAGCCGCATCCGCGAGGATGAAATATGTCAGTTTACAAAACGCCGAAATCAACGA